ATTATATGATGCTCCATCATAGGATGCATATGTTTCTAAAATCTTTTGAAAATCGTCGATTTCAAACTTAGCGTTTATTTTATAAAAGAAAACATTACCACTACGATAGTATTCACGAAAATACTGATCTTTGACATTCCACATTCTTGTATACTTCATCCATTTTGCAAAAAAATCTTTTGCTTTTTGACTTCCACCTTCAAGATATATTTCTGCATTGGCAAATTCAGACATAATATCTACTGCGTTTCTAAAAATAGCTACGTTAGCATAAGCCTTTTGACAAAGCTCAATTGCATCGCGGATATTATATCCATTTATTGAAAATTCGAAAGGCAATAAGCCTTCTCTGATATTGCCATATTTATAAATTTTTGGTCCTATATAAGCTAAATTTCTTCGCAAATTAGTAGACTCTCCAGCCCCACCTCTTTCATAAGTCGAAGCCTTTGATTCTTGTTGATAAAATGGATCACCAACCAAAGAAGGCTCTGATGAGTTTTCTTTTAAAAGAGCGTCGAGAGGTTCAGATTGACCTTCTTGAGCTTTAGAGAATTTATCCCAATAATCTGATCTTTTATTATATTTGCGACTCATGTTAATAATAGTTACACATTGTAACTTTAAAAGTGACTTTTTAACTTTTAAGCAATAAACATTGGTTCAAAAGTTTCAGTCATATCTTCAACGTGAGTATTATTCATGTCAAAATATACCTTAGATAACCAATTACCTAATACTAATGCTGAATAACTATCTTTTCTAGGTTTATCTGGTCCAGATTTACGTTTAAGATTTGCAGGAAGATCAAAATTCTGCATACCTTGAGCAGATGTTGTTATTTGTATAAGAGCGCATTCTGTTTTTGTAAGCAAAATCATATCAGATAAATGTTCAACAAAGTCAATCATTTTAGCTTCTTCATTTTCTTTTTCACTATCTAAAGCATTTGAAAATTTTATATCTGTTATACCTATATGCTTTTTAGTTTGACTTCTGAAGTTATCATCAATAGCGCGACTTGCAAAATATGTACGACGATGATCGAAATTAGCTTGCAACATTTCATTCGCTAATCGTATCCAACCAGAAGTAGGCTTTCTTAAGAAAACATATTTGTAATCTGATTTATTATATTCGCTCTTTGCAGAATATAAGTTCTGAGCATACTCTTCTGGTCTCTCAAATTCAGTTACCATTGGTTTCAAATTGATTTTAGCATCTTTAAATAATTCACTTTCATTGCAAGAATTCATAAACTGAACGCCACCGTTATAATCCATGCAAATAGCCACAATATTAAAGTTCTGTAGTAGATATAAGAAATATTTAATATGATCTTTCAATGAAGACCCAGAAAGAGCGTAAGAATGAACTAATGTGTTGATTTGTTTTTCTTTATTAATTTTTAAAACTTGAATAGCGAAATCGTCAGATGATTCTGTTTCTGACCAAGAAGGATCAACCGCTAATATATATTCATCTTCAGAATTTCCTACGACTTCAACAGCAGGAAGCTCACCATCAGGCACTGTGCATAATGCCATTTTAGATATTTTAAAATATCCAGAACTATCATCACTAAATTGTGCGCCAAACTCTCGCAAGAATTGTGATTCACTCATTGTAGCTTTCGCTTGATTGATCAAATTCTGATCGTATAACTGCACTGGAGCGCAATCATAAGAAAACTGCATGACGCAACGCTTTGTCTTTTCTTTGTTTTTAGGATTGAATATTAAATTCTCATACTGCTCATAAAGCTTATATAAATATTCAAATTTAAACGATGCTGAAGACAATGCAATCAATTTATTATTAGGCCAAATGTATCTTTCTTCTTCAGTCATCTCTCCTTTAGCAATTAATTGTGTTTCAAGATTATACAACTCTTCTCTCTGTGTGGGATTCTGAACTACAGACAAGAACGGTACGATTACTTCGTTATAAATGCGCTCTGGCATCAATAAAAACTCATCAATAATAATTCTATGAAAGCGAAAACCACGAAGCTTTTCACCATCACCCAAAGGCAATGCGCGAATGCGGCTTTTGCCAATTTCCATCACCCATTCATCATTAGATTTTGATACTTTTGTAATACATTGCTTGAGAAGATAGGCTTCAGGTTTAGCTGCAATATCTTCAATCTTTTTAAATATCATTTTTGACTGACGAAATGAGCGCGACAATATACCTGTTTCAACTCCTTGATTTAAAATAGCATCAAGTACAGCATAAATACCAGTAGTATAAGATTTACTCATACCACGCGACCATACCCCTAAAAAATAATCACTTTCTAACATTCCTTTGATAGCCATGTGTTGAAAAGGAAAAAGTTTGACACCTGTTATCAAATCTGTAGCGAAAGTAGTATTATTGCGAAGAAATTGATAAAACAATAACTTCGCTTCTCGCTCTTCTATGTATCCAGGTATCTGCGCTAACTCCTCATTGGAAATTAAACGCGATTTCCTTGGTACTTGATTGCCTGTCTCCCAACTCATTGTCTAAAAAATATTGTATATCTACTTGCCACAGTGACTTACCATGATATAGTAATTTTGGTATAATATCTAAAGATTTATTTCTGCTACCAGTAAAAATAAACTGTATATGCCTTGGATATTTATGACATAAAGTACGCATATTATGAAAAACATATTCTAAATTTGTTTTCCTATTATATTTTTTTTGGTTTATTAATATACTATTGATACTGCTTTCTACCACGACAAATAAATAACAATTTAATTCAACAGCTTTCACCACTTCTCTTTCAAATCTTTCTATTCCAGAAGCCATAGTTCCAAGAAAATCAGATTCGCTCTTTCTATCTACAAAAGTATTAGTAAAATATTTTTTATCAGCTATTAAATAATCTCCCACAAATATTTTTTCGACTTTAGACTTTGAAAACTCTAAAGGATCTTGTTCTCTTGTATCAACTAGAATAGGAAGATGCGAAACATTAGTTTTATTAAATGTGTCTGGTAAATTTTTATTATACAATGGTTCTATATTTAGTAACTTACATGCGCCAGTATAAGAATTAAAATGTTTCTTATAAATATTTAAACTTGGCAAATCAAGAGTTATGAGTTCATTATGAAACGGAGCAAAATGATATTGTTTTTCATCTATTCTTTTTTTAAGCATCTCAATACATTTTGCTTTTACGATTTCTGGATTTGATGAATTTTCCCATTTAAGAAACTCAGTATAATCTAGAAATTCCATTTGAAAATACTGTTTTTTATTTTTAAAAGGTATTTGTTGACGATAATAAAGAGAATATCTTGGATAATATTTACAATAATACTCCGCTTGATAAAGATTATGCTTTTTTAAATGAGCATGAAAAGATTTATCATTATTATAAGACTCGCTACAGACTTTACACTGAATCATATAGCATCTTCTTTAGAAATTCCTAAAATTCTAGATTTCCATGAAGACATACTCTCTAATCTATCAGCTTCTTCCTTAATTGTTCTCTTTTGCATGTCAGCAATCTGTATCATCATCTTGCGTTCTTGCTCATCTTGGAACAGTTCTACAAGATTAAGGATAGAAGCGTTCTTCTGATGCGTTTGTTCCACTCTCTTTGAGCGTTCACCATTCAGCTTCTGAATGCTTTTATCAATACGACCAGCACATTGATTATATTCTTCAGAGATAGTCTTAAGAACTTCAGTTAGACGCATGGTAAAATCTTTTTGATCTTGCGTCTCATTGAACATGTCATTTATCTTATTCTTTTTTATATCGATCTGCCGTAGATTAATATAATCCATGCATACATTTATGTATAAATTAATTTCATCAATCGTGAGATCTGGTTTATCCCACACAGATCTAACAAACTCCGCTTCGAATAACTCTTTGTCTGTAGAACTGTTATAAGAATCATAGTTACCAACAAATCGTGGACTAGATAAATAAGTTAATAGTTTCTCCATGCATTTTCTATGCTGTAGAGATAACTTTTCTTCAGAAATATTTTGGCCGCACCATTTATTAGCTTTATTTATTACAGTTTTGATAGAACGGGGTACTGAATACTTATCTCCAACCCCAGATTCGTTATCTACTAAATGATCTGGATATTTTTCTTTAATATATCTTTGAACAGCGCGATATTCTGCTGTAATAAAAATATTTAAATTCTCAACGCCTACAAACTTTTCATGAAATATTAGTTCTGTAACTTGTCTTGGTGTGATTCCTGTTTTTATATTTTGATCAATAAATTCACAATTTTCTTTTGATAGTATTTCTACTGTCTGCGTTGGCTTTGGCTTTTCTTGCTTCTTAGAGAAACCAGTTGAGATTAAAAAATCTCTTACAACCTTAGCTTCTTTAGCTCTGCCAGTCAGATCTTCACGATTAAAAACAAGATTAGCTAATACAACATAATCTTGTATACCTTCATTAATTTTTCTTAAAATAAATGCTTTATTGTCGTCTGTTAACATATTAAGAAGAGAATATATCGTTGTCTTTTAATAAATTTTGAGCCTTAATATACAACATTTTTTTTAAATTTTTTATTTGCTTGTAACCCGCTTTTCTACCCTTTTCCGATGTCTTAAATTTCAAAATTTTAGCAACCTGATCATCAGTCAAATTATCCACAAAAAACATTTTATAAATAAAATAATGTTTATCACTTAAAGAATTTTTCATTAAATCATGCAATTTATTTTCTGCTAATTTGTAATCATGATTAATTGTTGATTCAACATTCAGAAAATAATTTTTATGATTTTCTAAACTAACTGTTATTTTTACATCGTATGCTGATTTTTTTATCTTTTCCCATTTGGCGTACAATGGACATTCATTGCATTGCTTTCCATTTGTAGTAAATCCGCAAGACATTTCAGCGCCAGAATCGCCTTCTTTATTTTGATTAAATGGACAAGATAAACACGGTCTTGCAAAGCTAGTA